ATGATCAGAAATGAAGTAATCAGAAAAGATTGGCATCCTGGTCAGATCGTCGGAGAGATTCGGGCGCAGGGACTTACATTGCGCAAGTTGTCTCTCCGCGCAGGTCTTGCCCAGGATACCCTCAAAAATGCGCTCTATCGCCACGTGCCTAAATACGAATGCATCATTGCTGATGCGATAGGTAGAAAACCTGAGGAGATTTGGCCAAGCCGGTACACCCGTAAGGTGGCGTGATTATGTTTGTGTCAGTTAATGAGCTTATCGGGTTACCAGGTGTGCCGGGAACGGCGCAGGGTGTCAGGTATGCAGTAAAAAAATGGGCTTCTACTGACCATCATAAGCGCCAGCGTCCAGGTACAAAGGCCATCGAGTACAGCATTGATTGTCTACCGGAGGTGACGCAGAAGGCGATACGTGAGCGATATATGGCTCAGTTGATGGAGGCCAAAACACCACAGGAACCCGCAAAGCCTGTCGTCAGACGGCAGCGCGATCCTGATGCGATATCGCCACTTGAGGCTTATCGCGGTTCGCCTCAGTTGATGGAAGAGCGCCTGAATGCGCTGACGGAGAATCAACGGCAGATTGCCGATGCCCGGATTGCCATTGTCCGTGAAGTATTGCGGATAGGAAGTGAACCTGGTTTTACCTGCGCAAAAGCCATCCGGTTTATCGTCAGACAGTCAGAAAGCGGCGAGTTAAACGAGCGTATGGCGGGGTTTGTGGCTGTTGCCAACGCCAAAAAAGGGGAGGCTCGCGCGTTAAGTGCAATAACGCTCAAGCGCTGGATGGCTGAGTATAACAAGGCCGAAAACGCCGCCGAGCGTCTGCTTTTGCTGGCTCCCGGTAAGCGGGAAGAAATGAAGGTAGAGGAAATTAGCTGGCTTGCTGACTTCCTGGCGCAATACCGGCAGTCAAACGGTCGCCCCATGACCGAGGCTTACGAAGATTTTGTGGCGGAATGGAACCGCCGGCACGCGGAGGAACCCTATATGTTGCAGATTATTCCCTCATACGACGCGATCCGCCGTGTGATGAAGAAACTGCCGGAGGTGACGAAGCAAAAAGGCCGTATTACAGGCAGCGAATATCGCCAGCTTGAGGGCTTTACCCGTCGTGACTGGTTACAGATGCCTGTTAACTATGTCTGGATTGGTGATGGTCACGGTATGAAGCTGAAATGTGCGCACCCGATCCACGGGCGCCCGTTCTCGCCGGAAGTGACCTTTGTGATTGATGGTGCCACCCGCTTTATCGTCGGCTGGAGCATGGATCTTGCGGAGAACGTCTTCGCGGTGGCCGGTGCCATTCAGCATGGCATACGTAACCACGGTAAGCCGTTTATTTATTACTCGGATAACGGTTCCGGTGAAACCGCTGATGTGCTGGATAAGGAAGTGGTTGGGATACTCCCGCGTCTTGGGGTTAATCACCCAACCGGTATTGCCGGTAATCCACAGGGCCGGGGCATTATTGAACGTCTTAACCGGACTTTACCCATGCGCATTGCGCGTAAGTACCGCACGTACTTCGGGAAAGGTGCAGATCGTGAAACGCTGCGTAAATTAAACCGCGATTTACGATCGGCTTTTAATACCCTTCAACAGGGTAAAAACCTCAATGCAAAACAGCGGGCGGCCATGCGTGATTTGCCGTCCTGGTCGGAGTTGTGCGAGGCGGTTCGCGAGGGTGTGGAGTGGTACAACAACCGCCCGCACAGCGAGTTACCGATGAAGGCCAACGGAAAACATTTCAGCCCGGCAGAATACCGTAAAAAGCGCCTGGAGGAAGAAGATACTGAGATTGAGTGGCTGTCAGATGTGGAGCTGCGCGACATGTTCCGTCCGATGGTGGAAAAACCGGTTCGCCGTTGTGAGATCCACTGGCTGAATAACATCTATTACGCGCCGGAGCTGCGGGACGAACATGGCCGCAAGGTGCTTATCAGCTACGACATACACGACGCCAGCAAAATTACCGTGCGTCGCCTGGATGGTTCCTTTATTTGCGAGGCCGTCTGGAACGGCAACAAACGCGCCGCCTTCCCGGTTACGGCGGAGTACCACAAACACCAGCAGCGCATCAAAGGGATGCGTAAACGTGCCGAAGAAAAACTGCGGGACGCTGAGGATGAAGGTATTACCGTTCTGGAGCACAAACAGCCGGAACCGTGGATCGGCAACATATACCAGCCCGTCGGCAATACAGTGACCGTGCAGCAGGCTGAATCTGAAGAGGAATACGACGAACAGGCTGATATTCACTTTCAGCGCGGACTTCAGTTGCTGGCTGCACGCCAGAAAAAAGACCCGCTGGAATAAATAAAAAATAACCCGAGCGGACACTCAGGTTATTTAGCGAAAAATCAAATTGACTATCAGGCGAGGAAAATATGACTGATATTAGCGAAGTAATCAATACCATTAACGCATTAATCAGCAGCGGTCAGTTAACTCAGATGGTTGTTGCTAAAGAAACTGGTCTTTCTGATGCAACGATTTCAGCCTTCCGCAAGGGGAAATACAAAGGGGATAATGCTTCTGTATCGGAATCACTGATGGCATGGTATGAGAACTGGCAGCGGCGTAATGCCCTGCCTGAGCCCCCCCGGTTTGTTGTTACGCAGACAGTTAAGGAGCTGCGCGACCTCTTTCAGGCGGTGCGACTGATGGGCTGTATCAATATTATCATCGGGGTTCCTGGTGTGGGTAAAACCGCCACGGCACGGGATTACTGTTCTCACCCCAATACCTGGATGATCACCCTGTCACCGGCGCACTCCAGTGTCACCGAGTGTCTGCTGGAGCTGGCTGAGGCACTGGAGCTGGGGAGTGTCGCCAGAAGTAAAGGGGCGTTATCCCGTGCCATTCGCCGCAAGCTGACGGGAACGCGTGGTCTGGTGATAGTGGATGAAGCCGATCACCTGGGTGTTGAGGGGCTGGAGCAGCTACGCGCCATTCAGGATGCAACCGGGGTGGGAATGGTGCTGATTGGTAACCCGCAGGGGCTTTCCCGCACCTCCCACTACAGTGATCTGACGCGTTTATTCAGCCGTATTGCCCGCGCCAGACAATTAAAAAAAGCTAAAAAAGCGGATGTTCAGGCTATTGCTGATGCCTGGGGAATAACCGGTGAGGGAGCGCTTGCCGTCATGCAGGCTATCGCCGAAAAACCCGGTGCGCTGCGCGTTCTGACGCACACCTTAAACCAGGCATGGATAACGGCCAGTGGTGAAGGTACACGGTTAACTGAAAGGCACATTAAAACCGCTTTTAAAGAGGTTTATACCAACCCTGAACTGCTTGCACAGGTGTGATTATGGCGGCATTTAATCTTCCCGATATTTACGGCAGAAATTACCTTATTAATTTCGATGCCGTTAAATATATTCAGGTATCAGATAACGAAGAGCGCGGTGATTTAATTATTACCTTTACGGATAAGACTATTCAGACCATACCTGTTGGTCTGGACAGAGAGGGCGCTCTCGATACGCTCGAACACATCAGCCGGGTTATTGGCTCGGTCAGTCTTACTGGTAGAAATAAATTGTGGAGGTAACGCTTATGGCTAATCTGTTTGATTCACTCAATGCAGCCCGCCGCCTGATGGAAATGTCAGGTGCTGTGCTGGAGCGCAGCAAGCGCTACTCACAACGTTACGCGCTGCGTACCACCCCGCCGCAGTGTCAAATGCCTGGCGAGGTTGAAATTACTGTCTGTAATAAAGGTGTGCGTCGCCTCGTTCATGCGGCCCGCGTGGGCGGCTGTACGGTGTACTGGGAAGATTAATTATCACTACTGAGGAAACTGAAATGAGCAATAAAGCACAGGTTATTTTTACATTTGAACAACAGAGTCACACCACAACACCGGCTCAGGGGGGGTAAATGTGATGGATTTAGTTGCCGCCCGGGTGGAGATGTCTGAAATGAACGAGGAGGATCAGGCAGGCCCACACGATGTTTGCGCCGCGATCCTGAAGAAAAAAGCCCCCATGATTATGCAGCTTATTGCAACCGAGCTGGAAACTGGTGCTAAAGCACTCGGTCTGGATATGACTGTCTGTAGCGTCGGGCAAAAAAATAAACCAACCAGTATGCACTGAGGTGAATTATGCAGTCTCAAAAAGACATTACCGTTATGGTTCAAAAAATCCCTGACGGGTATCGCTGTAATGCAGTGGGGCATCTGGTGCCGGTGGATAAAATCAAACCCATCGACCTTTTGCGTGATGAGCTGGTTAATGAGCTTTACGAAGAGGCGCGCGAGCTGCGTCGTAAAATGGCCGAGTTTAAGTTACGCGCCATGCAGCGTATCGGTGATTTTGTTGACCTGTCGGCATCTGAGTACGGCGTGACGTATGGTGGCACAAAGGGCAATGTCACGCTCCCCAGCTTCGACGGCTCCCGCCGTGTGGTGCGGGCAACGGGTGAGCACCGTGTGTTTGATGAACGTATTCAGGCCGCTAAAAAGATGATTGATGCCTGTATCGCCAAATGGTCGAACGGTGCCAATGAAAACATTATTGCTATCGTCAATCGCTCATTCCGGGCTAATAAACAGGGAATGATTGATATTAACGAAGTGCTCAGTCTTCGCGATCTGGATATCGATGATGAAGAGTGGCAGGAAGCGATGCGGGCTGTTGTGGACTCCATCAGGGTTAACGGCAGCAGCACCTATCTGCGCTTTTATCAGCGTGAAAATGGTAAGGAATATAAACAGCTTTCGCTGGATATCGCCAAACTGTAATTAATTTAAATCCGAATCACTTTTAAATTATGGCGTTCGCGTCAGGGGACTGCTTACGCCTGAAAAAAGAAAAGAGGTATTGCATGGCAATGCAACAGCGTTACTTCAAATTAAATGAAGCAGACTCGGTTAAATATCATAAGGAGTACCTGGAAAAAATCGGTAAACCCCGTAAAAAGGCTATCCGTGATTTTCTGAGTGTGTGTAATGCGGTCGGGTGTTTGTCACATCAACATTTTGGTACTGAGCATATCAGTGCGCTCCTGGTACGCGGGGATGTGGACTGCGGCAGAAACAAACGTGTTTCCAGTAAAAAATTTGATGACGACGGTCAGGTGCTTTTTGAGGTCAGGCCAGACCGCCGCTACAGTGAAGGAAAGCAGCTTGCGACCCGACTGAAAGAGATAAACGAGAAATTACAGGCACTACCGCCGTTTAGCGCCTGGGCTGTAGGAGCGCTGGGCTGCTATGCAGACGCATTCTACGTTAACCATGGACAGCAATTTACCACCTGGTCTGCTGCCGGTTTTTTCCCTGAGAAGAAGGCGCTGGTAGTCCGTATTCCGGTCGGTGGGAACGGAAAAAAGCTCCTGCCTGGTGATATGAGTCCGGCGCTTATTGAAATTAAACACTCCGAATTTATTGCTATTACGGAGGAATAACCAATGACAGTAGATAACAAAATACTGAAAGGTGTAAACGCCCTTATTAGCGCCTACGGGAAACTGACCTGTGGTGTGCTGGCTGACAAGCTACAGGTGCTGCCCTCTTCAATGATTTATTTCCTGCGTGATGCAGTGGATGCCGGTGTGTTGACGGAGTGTAACGGCTTTTATGATATCCCCCGACCACGCCAGAACGCTCGCCCTGAACGTGCTGATAAGCCATGCCAGGAGCCTGAGCCGGTAAACTGGTGTGATTTTCGTAAGTCGCTACCCTGGATTGAGGGTAACAGCATTCCGTCACTGGTGAAGGATTTCGCAATGGGCATTCTGACCTGCGAAACGACGTATGTTGTGATTGAGGTTAGCGAGGAGCTGTGCAAAGAAGGTGTATCGCAATTTACCTTTGGTTATATCGATGCCCGGCTGGGAAGATTTATTGATGGTATGAGCGGATGGGAGATTACCCGTCATGTTCTGCGTTACCTGATTATTGATCGTTCCCCTGCGCCTGAGTACATCCCTGTATCCGTGGAGGTGGCGTAATGTTCTTTAAAACCTCAAATCCCGCTACGCTGGCCGCGTGGGATCAGTATCAATTCGACTGCCAGAAGGTGCGGACAGAAGCCAAAGAACTTGAAGCTGCGCTGGGCTGTGGTGGTCGCGCACTGTTTAGAGTTGATGTGGCCGGCTGTCGCTTTCACGGCATGTGTTTCCCCGACAATCTGCGCCCGTTTGCCCGTGAACTGTGGACGGTACAGCGGGCTACCACCGGCTGGAGCTGTGAGCCGAGACGGTCACGTATTCCCGCCCATCTTCGGGAACAGGCAAAGGCGCTGGCGGAACTGTGGCATAACCTGCGGCCAGTAACGTATGCTCGTACCGATGCCCTGTTACCGGCGCTGGGGCTGGATTTTGGTGTAACGCTGTTCGGGCCGCTGCAATGGTTTCGTGTCGGTGATGTGATTTACGTCAGTGCGGGTATAAAACCTTCTCACGATCGCATGGTTGAGATTCTGTCTGACGAGTTTTATGCGGCTAAAAAGCAGGCGGAGGTGTCCGTATGATACTGCCACCGATGGGAGTACGGGGGAGATGCCCGGCGCATGTGAAAGCCTGGACGCAGGCAGAAGATGAACAGTTGATGGGGCTGTACGCAACACTGACTATAGATAATATAGCCACCCGGTTGAACCGGACGAGATACGCTGTGTATGCGCGGGCCAGTCTGTTGCGTCAGCGCTATCCTGAACGCCTGAGCTACAAAGCTGCACCATTCTCGCAGCGGGAAGATGCTTTCATTCGCCAACATGCCAGAACCATGACCTGCCAGCAAATGGCAGATTGCCTCGGTCGCAGCGCGGACACTATCAGATACAGGGCCAATCTTATTGGTGCCAGCCTGGTTAAATGTGGTGATTTGCTTCCCCGTACCAAACTCCCCGACAGTGATGTGAAACTTATCCGGGCGTTGCGTGATGATTCACGCCCACGGCGTCTGACGTTTCGTGAGATCGGTGAGAAGTTCGGTATATCGGGTGCAAGGGCCCGCAATGTTTACTGGTGTCGTCGTACTGCCGAAGATGTCATTTTGCGGGAGTTATTACCATGATAACGACATTATTTGTTGATTCCGAAGAGCCGCTTATCTGTGCGGCGGGTATGCCTGTCTGTGGTGGGAAGCTGGTTGGCGTCTATTTTGGTGATTTGCGTGGTCATCCCTGGCATTCGCTGAATGACTGCTTTCCGCCGGATATGGAGGCGGTAATGCTGGTTGTGCAGTACGGCTATCGCCAGGAACTGCGGATTGGTCATATGGGCTATGAGGGGCTGTTCGTGGATGAAGATACCGGGGCCTGTATCGAAGGTGAAGACGGTCAGGTAACGCACTGGGCATGGATTACTGCCTTGCCGGAATTATCGGAGGAAGACTAACCCATGACAATTATTACCAGAGAACAGCAAAAACAGATTTTAATTGATACAGCGAACCACGTAATCAGTCGTGATAACACATCACCGTATAGCGAAAACCTGCGTGAACTGGCGCGTATTGCACTGGCATCGCTGGAGACTAAATCAGTGGTGTGGACTGATGCCTCGCCAGCGCCGTTAGTGCCGGATGACTGGCGACTGGTTCCTAAAAATCCTACTGGCCCCATGCTGGCAGCAGGATATCAGGCATATATGAAAGGTCAGCATCGCGGGCGCTTTTATCGCTCATATCAGGCCATGCTTGAGGCGGCCCCAAAATTATCGGAGGTGGATCGTGAGTGAAGAGGAGCAGGAATGCCCAACCTGTGGCAATGAAAACCCTGAATACCTGAAAGAATGCCCGTGGTGCGGTTCGCAAAAATGCGACCTGTGTGACATGGGGGATGATACGGCCTGTATGAATTGTGAAGGTGAATAAAATGAGTGCTGAAATTAAACCCGCTCAGGATTATCGCGCTGTACTCATGGCGGGCGGTATGCCTAAAGAATGTGCCGACAGACTGGTTGCTTATCTGGATGATGAAAAGCCAGTTGAGAATGATATTGAGAAGTTGCTCGTTAGTGATTTGAAAATTCAGATGGCTGAAGCGCTCAGTCTGTCATGGATTATACGGGAGCTCAGAAAGATAGCTACAGGCGAGGATAAACAGGCGGCAGTTGCAGCCCTGCAGATACTTCGTGAGCTTAGTTTTCGCTTACTCAAGGCCGAGCCGGTCTTTAATGAGTTTGGTTAACAGGCTCTTACTGACATCTTTAACCAGTTCAAACGGGGCTTCTGCAAACTCCTTTTTAAGTCGCTCAAGGATTGGTTTCTGATGAAGTGCGTTTGCAAAATCGTGACCTGCCTGGGTAAGCATGATTGGAACGGCTCTTCCGCCAATCCCCCTGGAGGTAAACACAAAACCAAGTAGTCTGGGATCACCCGTTTCCAGGTTTCTGTTACAGATAAGTCCATTCTCTATAAGTAACAGTAGGTGGAAATGGAGAGATTCTTCTTCCGCGCCTTTCACCTCAAAGAAATTAAGATCTTTCAGGGTAATAAAAGCGCCTGGTGATTCGAGGAAGGTGTCGAGAATTTTTGCAAATTCATCATAGTTAATTTTCATTATTTGCTCTCGTTTGTTGTTAATAACATGGCGGTTCTGTAACACCGCCTCTTTTTTGGAGGCACGATCATGGATCGCGCATCCCTCATTACGTTAATCCATATAGCTAAAAAAGATCTACGGCTGGACACTGACACTTACCGCGACGCCCTGCGGGCTGCCGTCGGTAAAACCAGTTGCCGCGATATGACGCAAACGGAGTTGTCGAAAGTACTGGCGACGTTCAAAAAACGCGGTTTCAAAGTATGTTCAAAGCCGCAAAACAGGGCTTTAAAACCCGCTACGGTGACCGCTAAAATCCGCGCTATATGGCGTCTTATGTATGTTCAGGGTTTTCTTTCCAGTGACAGCGAGGCGGCGCTTAATAGCTGGGTCAGAAAGCAGACAGCCCCGCAGAACGGCGGCGAAGGTGTGGCAAACTATCAGTGGCTGGAAAGAGAACCGACGCTGGCGTCTGATATGCTGGAACGTCTCAAACGCTGGCACCGGCGCGAAATGCTCCGCGTTCTTGGTCTGTCGGAGCGCGAAAAAATCAGCTATGACCAGACCTGCCAGCGTTTTAAATCACACATCGCCGCCCGCCGTTAACCCAAATCCCGCCACAGAGCGGGATTTGTTTATTACTTATCCATCAGATTTTCCGTATTTGTCCAAAGGTCATACAGATCGCCATCTTTGTAAACTTTTACTTGCGCTATGCCATTAGTCCATCCCATAGACACAACTTCATCAACTGCTATACCCGCTTTAGGCATAAAACATTCATTCGCCATTATTTTAGCAAAGGATTTCTCATCATTATGAGTCATTATGGCCTGCAGGCGCTTAAAGGCTGACTCAGAAGTGCAAACCGGATATTTTCCATTTAATGTTATCCCCTCAGCAAAAGCTGTTGTAGTAACACCCGATAAGGCTAAGACCAATAAGATAATTTTCTTCATTTGATACTCCTGTTTTCATTTGCCATAGATAAAACGTTAGCAATCTTATTGTTTGTAGGCCTTTCTTTGCAAAGGGGTAACTCACATAACTGAATCGTTAGTACATTTCGGAAAACAACCACACAGCGCGGGATTTTTCCTTTATATTAAGGCATCGCAATAGTTAACTGTTCGTTGTATGAGGTGGTTATGGCCGAATGTCAGCCAGGTTTATTTGCTGATGATCCGGGGTTAAATGCCCTGATTGACCAGCTTGATACTGTCCCGGAGTCGGAGGTTAAACGACAGTGGCCGCGTGCGCTGGCCGGGCTGGTTGATATATTCGAAAGAGAGTTTCGCCGTCAGGGTATGGATGAGTCGGAGGCCCGCCGTCTGGCGCGTAACGCCGTTGTTGCCCAGGCGGGTTATATGGGTGGTCGTTCCTGGTATCTGCCGACCGGCGAAACCCTGTTTGCCGCCCTGCGTCATCACGAGATCTTCACACGCTGGCATAATGGCGAAAATATTGAAGCGTTACGCTGCGAATACCGGCTGTCGCAGACACAGATTTATGCCATCATCCGTGAACAGCGCCAGTTGCATGTGCGTCGTATTCAGCCGCCACTCTTCCTTTGATGGACGGGACGCCTGAAATCTAAGCTCCCCGGAACGGGGGGCTCAGAATCTCCCTCCCGTTACTGAGCTACCGCAAATCCTCTCCTTTTCAGTTCGTTGTTACTCTCGGTACAGGTTTGTTACTGATGGAGTAACCCGTGCCGAAACTCCCCCCAGCGTTACGTAAAAAACTGATTGCTCTTGTGCTGGCCGGTGCCGGCACGGTTGGCATTGCCACCTCGTACACCGCGTACTGGGAGGGTAAGTCGAATGAGAGTTACATCGATCCAACCGGCACGCCAACCATCTGTTACGGCCATACCGGCCCGGACGTCAAACCCGGCATGGTGAAAACCGATGCCGAATGCCTTGCATTGCTGAAACAGGATATGAGCTGGGCGTTCGCCGCTATTCAGCGTTACGTCAAAGTGCCACTCACGCAGGGGCAGACGGTGGCGCTGGCCTCCTGGGTATTCTGGGCGGGTGAAACTAACTTCCGTAACTCCACGCTGCTACGTCTGATTAATGAAGGAAAGATGCCGGCTGCCTGCGGCCAGTACATCCGGTGGATCTACTCCAAAGGTCAGAAGCTGCCGGGACTGGAGGCGCGGCGTTCTGCGGACGAGTGGCTATGTCGTTACGACTTACCGCAGTCTTAGTTCATTACTGGCGACCGGTCATGGTGTCGCTGCTGTGCGCCGTTCTGCTGTTACGGGGTGTGTTATGGCTGGCCTGAAAGATGAATTTCCGGTTCTGGTAACAGTGGTTGTAGTGGTGTGTCTTGCGGTCGGGGTATGGGCTGAACGTCAGCAGGTTGAACGGCTACAGGCCGATAACACCAGCCTTACGCAACAGCGCGACGAGGCCCGGCGCATTCTGAACAACCAGCAGAACACCATGCAGTTTTTTAACACGCTCAGTAAGGCGGCTACAGATGAAAAGCAACGCAATACGCAGCACAGCGAAACGGTCAGAGCGGAGATTCGCCCGGTGCTTGCCGCAGAGCCTGCGGCCCGTGTTGCTGTGCCTGCCACTGCTGCTGACCGCGTGCGCGCCGCCGTCAGTGAAATACGTACAGGTGCCGCCGGTTCCGCTTCCCGCTGAATGGACGGCTGACTGTGTTGTGCCGCCGCTGCCGGAGCCTTTTACCTTCGGTGCATCGGTGGACTACAACCTGCAACTGCTGGCGGTGGTGAAAAACTGCAACGTCGATAAAGCGAACATCCGCCGCGCTGAGGAACAACGACAACATGAATTTACTGACATGGCCGGAACGGCTGATAAGTCGTCTCACCGGTGAAAATGAAGAGGAAAAGACAATGACTGAACCCACCCAAACGCAAAACGCAGGTATTGCGGCAGCGTCTGATGCGGCGGCTGTTGCCGATACATCTGCGACAACATCGACAGCACCGGCAACAACGTACAACCAGATGCAGTCTTTGATCGCTGCAGATAATGCCCGTGTCATGGCTGAGCATGACCCGGCGTTGACGGGTAGCCTGGATTTTGAGGTGCTGCGCGGGATTCTGGCCGCCATCGGGTACGACATTCCGCGGGACAGGTTTGAATCTGCGGTTTTCCTGGCAACGTCAGACACCAAAGCGCATGGATAACATCGATCGCGCTTCGGAACTGGAGGCGCAGTTTACAGAGCGCAGCCTGGCGGAGCATCAGTACCGGGTACATCACCCTGTACCGGTAACGGCTGTCAGGAACTGCGAGGACTGCGGTTGCGTGATACCGCCTGAGCGTCTGGTCGCCATACCTGACGCGGTGTGTTGCGTGGACTGCCAGGCATTACGGGAGGCCCGGCGTGTGGTTCAGTGTCGTTAAGGATTACCTTGTTCCGATTTTGTCGGCCACGGCGACGGCCGGCGGCATCTTTATGGCGCTGATGCGCCGGACATTTGTGCCGCGCGAGGCGTTCGAAAAGCTGCATGACCGCGTGGAACGGGTGGAAACCCGGATTGCCAACCTGCCAACACAGGATGAGGTCAGCCGGCTACATGTCGAGATTGCGACCCTGCGCGGCGATCTTAAAGAGACGGCCGCCACCCTGAAAGCGGTCTCTCATCAGAACGAATTATTGCTGGAACAGGCTGTAAGGAAAACTCCGCAATGAGCAATTTTATTACCGAAGACCAGCGTCTGGTCATTCTGCGTTCGCTTGCCGACTACAACGGCGAACTCGGTGAATCCGTCCTGCAGGACTGCCTGGATGATTATGGACATAAGGTGTCCCGCGATACCGTACATACCCATATAGCCTGGCTTGCTGAGCAGGGGCTGGTTCGTCTGCGTACCCTGATTAACGGCTATTACATCGCCGAACTGACCGGACGGGGCCAGGACGTGGCCGAGGGGCGCAGCACTGCGCCGGGTGTGAAAAAGCCGCGTGCGAGGGATTAAGTCATGGATAAGCCGACCCGTGGCCGTGTGAAAAAAGCCGATCTTCTGCCTGACAGTATCCGTAAACCCCTGCTTGAGATGCTTCGCGAGAAACGTTTCACGCAGGTACAGATCCGGGAAGAGATTAACCGCCTTATCGAAGAGGCCGGGCTTCCTGATGAAATGAAACTCAGCCGCGGGGCTGTGTGGCGTCTGGCATCAGAAAACGAAGAAGTGGCGCGCGACCTTCGCGATCTGCGTGAGCAGACAAAAGCGATGGTGGCGGAACTCGGCGACAAACCCACCGGCGACACCACCACGCTCATTCTTGAAATGACCCGCTCCATGCTGTTTCGCAAACTCCGCGCCGCCCGTCGTGACCTGGAAGATGACGGCGAGATCGATATTGGCCTGCTTAAAAATATCATGCTGGCCGTTCAGCGCCTGGAGAGTGCCGCTGAGCGCAGCATGAAGCGCGAAAAAGAGATCCGCGCGGCCTTTGCCGAAGAGATGGCGAGCGCCGTCACCGACGAACTGCGCGGCTCGGATGGTATGAGCGAAGAGCTGGAAGCCAGTATTCGCCGCATTCTTCTGGGTAAAGCGTAATGGCCAGAAAAAAAGAACCCACGCTCACTGCAGTTGGCGAGCCCCGACTGATTGACCTGAAAGAAGAAGCTGAAAAACTCGGTGTGGATATCACTACCGATATCAGTGATGCAAAACCGGAGCAGGAGCCGGTTTTTCTGGGGTATCAGCAGAAGTGGTTCCTGGATGAAAGCGGCGTGGTTATTGGTCAGAAAAGCCGCCGGACCGGTATCACCTGGGCGGAGGCAGGCCGTAACGTTATTAATGCGGCTAAACCGAAAAAGCGCGGTGGACGAAACACGTTCTATGTCGGTTCAAAGCAGGAAATGGCGCTGGAGTACATCGCCGCCGTTGCGTTGTTTGCCCGTGCATTTAACAAGCTGGCAAAAGCTGACGTTTACGAGCAGACCTTCTGGGACAGTGAGAAAAAAGAAGAAATTCTCACCTATATGGTGCGGTTTCCCAACAGCGGTCTCAAAGTCCAGGCGCTGTCTTCCCGCCCGTCAAACCTTCGTGGCCTGCAGGGTGATGTGGTTATTGATGAAGCCGCATTCCATGAAGGGTTACGTGAGTTACTTAAGGCTGCGCTGGCGATGCGCATGTGGGGGTGTTGTGTGCGTATTATTTCCACCCATAACGGTGTTGATAATTACTTTAACGAACTGATTCAGGAAGTGCTTGCCGGGCGCAAGGATTACTCCCTGCATACCATCACGATTGATGATGCTATTGCCGACGGGCTTTATAAGCGTATCTGCTACGTGACGGATCAGGTCTGGTCGCCGGAGGCCCAGATTGCCTGGCGTGAAAGTCTGTATCGCGATGCCCCGACCCGTGAGGATGCTGACGAGGAATACGGCTGCGTGCCGAAAAAGTCCGGCGGTGCCTATATTCCACACGCGCTTATTGAGCTGGCGATGGTACGCGGTATTCCCATTCTGACCTTTGAAGCGCCGGAAGATTTCCTCAGTCGTGCGGCGTGGCTGCGCGAGTCTGAGATTAACGCCTGGTGTGAAGAGCGTTTAAAACCGCTTTTAAATGCCCTTAATCCACGTTCGCGTTACAGCTTCGGCGAAGACTTCGCCCGTCGCGGCGATCTGACCTGCTTTACCTTGCTTGAAATCACCGAAGACCTGCAGAAGCGCGAAGCGTTTCGTGTCGAACTGCGCAATATGCCTTATCAGCAGCAGCGGCAAATCATGCTCTATATCCTGGAGCGCGTTACCCGTCTTATCGGGGCGGCGTTCGATGCCACCGGTAACGGTGATTTTCTTGCAGAAGCGGCGCTTGAACGGTTCGGGCCTGAAATGGTGGACAGTGTACAACTCTCGGCGCGGTGGTACGGCGAGTGGATGCCGAAGCTGAAAGCGGAGTTTGAAGACCAGAATATCTTTGTCGCCCGCCATCAGACCACGCTTGATGATCTTCGTCATATCAAGGTGGTGGCCGGCACCCCACAGATTGATAAGGGGCGCACCAAAGACGAGAACGCCACCGCAGCCGGCAGCCGTCGTCACGGTGACTTTGCGGTGGCGCTGTGTATGGCAAACCGCGCGGCTTATATGGATGGCTTCGTGCTCGATGACGGGGCATGTCTGGCGATGCCGGAGCGCGGACGCACGATGGAAGACGCCGAAGACAGAGGACGGTTCTTTATGACGCCGGAGGAAGAAGACGCCGACAGCGCATATCACGAATTTGAGCGGGGGTGCTGGTAATGGGCAAAATTGTAGACCTGGACGGAAAACCGTTCGACTTTGATCCACAGATGCAGACGGCGGTACTGGATATCCCGCAGATAGCGAACCGCTTTATTGAGCATCCGGCATCAGGCATCACCCCTAACCGGGCGGCACAATGCCTTCGCGCTGCCGAACAGGGTGACCTGATGGCGCAGTCTGACCTTGCGGCCGACATCGAGGAGAAAGACACCCACCTGTTCGCCGAACTCAGCAAACGCCGGCTGGCGATACAGAGTGTTCCCTGGATCATTGTGCCGCCGTCGAACGCCACCGCGCAGGAAAAGAAAGACGCGGAGATGCTCGACGAGTACTTTCACGGCGCAGACTGGTTCGACGCCATGCTCTTTGATGCCACTGACGCCATTCTCAAGGGCTACAGTTGCCAGGAGATCGAATGGGGTCGCATCGGCCGGGCGTTTGTAATCAATAAGGTTATCTGGCGTGACGCGGCGCACTTCTGCCTCAATCCGCAGGATTTCAGCGAGCTGCGGCTGCGTGACGGCAGCGCCGAAGGCGTCCCGTTCCAGCCGTTCGGCTGGATTGTTCATCAGGCGCGATCGCGTACCGGTTACGCCGGCACGCAGGGGCTGGTACGCACGCTTATCTGGCCGTTTATCTTCAAAAACTATTCCGTGCGTGATCTGGCGGAGTTTCTGGAGGTGTACGGCCTGCCGATGAAAGTCGGGAAGTACCCGGCCGGGGCCACGCCGGACCAGAAAGCCGCCCTGATGCGGGCGGTGATGGAAATCGGGCGGCGTACCGGCGGTATTATCCCGACCGGGATGAGCCTGGAGTTTGAGGCAGCGGCCAGCGGTCAGGCTGACCCGTTCCTGGCGATGATGCAGTGGGGGGAGCGTTCCATCTCTAAAGCCATCCTCGGCGGTACGCTTACCACCGACGCTGGCGACAAAGGCGCGCGCAGCCTCGGTGAAGTACATAACGAGGTGCGCAAAGAAATTCGCGATGCTGACCTGCGCCAGTTAACCACTACGTTAACCCGCGATCTGGTCTATCCGCTGTATGCGCTCAACACCACCCACGCGGTGGACATTCGTCGCCTGCCGCGTCTGGCCTTCCAGACCAAAGAACCGGGCGATATCACCAAAATCACCGCGGCCGTCGTGCAGCTCGGCGCCGGGATGCCGGTGCCGCTGGCGTGGATTCGTGACCAGACCGGCATACCTGAACCGGTCGGGGACGAGCCGGTATTTACCATCGCCAGCCCGGAAATGACCCTGCCACCGCCGGAACGGCCGGAACGTCAGGAAAAACAGGCGGCGCTCTCGGCGCAGCTACCCGCGCCGGTAACGACCGGCCCGCGTGATGAACTCGACGACCTGGGCGATTCCGTTCCTGCCGGCGTTCTGCAGGCGGCGATTGATCCGGTACTGGAGCCGGTTATCAACGCGATTAAAACGAAGGGGCTGGCGGATGCGCTGTCTGACCTGCCGGCGCTGTATCAGCAGATGGACGATAAAAAGCTGTTGGCATTGCTGACAGATGCGATGTTTGCGGCTGAGATGAAAGGTATGGTGGACGACCTTGAGCATTGATTTAGGGTATGCCGCCACCCTTGAGCCCAAAGAAGCGGTCGCGTATTTCCGGGCTAAAGGGCAGCACATCGGCTGGAACTGGTACGATACGGCCGTGGATGTTCATGCCCGCTCGTTTACGGTAGCAAAAGCCGCGCGCGTGGATGTACTGACCACTATCCAGGATGAGGTGAACCGGGCTATAGCGCAGGGTGTCAGTCAGCAGGAGTTTATCGACACCCTCGCACCCCGCCTGAAAAAACTCGGATGGTGGGGTAAGCAAATAGTGGTGGACAGTGCCGGCAATGCTGAGACTGTACAACTCGGCAGTCCCCGCCGTCTGGCGCTGATATATAACGTCAATACCCGCGTGGCGTATAACGTCGGGCGCTATGCGCAACTGATGAACAGTACCGACACGCACCCGTTCTGGCAGTACGTGGCGGTGATGGACAGCCGCACGCGACCCTCCCATGCCGCGCTTAACGGTCTGGTGTTCCGCTATGATGACCCCTTCTGGAAAACCCACTACCCGCCGAACGGCTGGAACTGTCGCTGCCGCGTCCGGGCGCTGTCACAGGCGCGTATGGATGCGCTGGGCCTGAAAGCCACGCAGGGCGATAAATACCTCACCACGAAGAAGGTACAGGCGGCAGTTAATAAGGCAACCGGCGAAATCATTGATATGGACGTGACCACCTTCGCGGATGGTGCGCGCGTCATGACCCCGGATGTTGGCTGGTCATATAACCCCGGTTCGGCGGCGTTTGGTCTTGATCAGACACTTATCCGTAAGCTGGTTGAAGTCAAAAGCCCTCAGCTTCGCGAGATGGTGGTAAAAGAGATGAACAACAGCCCGGAGCGGCAACTGGCGTTTCGTATCTGGGCGAAAAACATCATGGAAAGCCGACGCGGGGGTAACGATATCCGCACGCTGGGCTTTATGTCTGAATCCGTTGCAGATGCGGTTGAGCAACGTACCGGCGAACCACCCGCCCGACTGCTGGCAATGAGCGGTAAGAATGTGCTGCACGCCGACAGTGACAAGCATCACCAGACGGGCGTTGCGCTGCAGGCCGACGATTTTCAGTTGCTGCCTGCACTGCTGGCTCATCCGAAGGCGGTACTGTGGGATAAGCGTCATAATAACCTGATGTACCTGATTGATACTAAAGACGGTACAGCAAAAATTGCCATCAATGCGCCATACAGCATTAAGCGGCAGCCAGACCAGCTAGACGTTATCGTAAATGCCTATCGGGTGGAAAACATGGATAAGCTAAAAGCAGATATTCAGGGTGGGCAGCTTGAGCTGCTGGAAGGGAGTGTGGATTAACGGTCAGTGGCGGGGGTCGAACCCGCATACATGATCCACCCGAAGGCAGGCACCGACTTTACCGATTAAGCGTACACTGACCGTTGGTGATATTTTACGCCATTTATTCACAAGAGGGCAACATGTCTACAATTGATGCCGCAGTAGTCATTGATGTTAAGCGCCTGCAGCGCGTGTTTCTGGAACTGCAGGCGCTGGGTGATGATGGCAAGGGACTGACCCGCTCCGTGGCGGCCAGCCTGCTGTCGTCGTCTGAAATGGCTTTTGAGCAACAAAAAGAGCCTGATGGCGACAAATGGCATGAATGGTCAGAGCCGTGGCGGGCATGGCGCACAAGGCACGGTTATGTTCCTGGTAAAATCCTGACGCTGCACGGCAAGCTTGCCGGTGAAATGACCACTGACTACGGCGATACGTATGCGATGATTGGCTCCAATGAGCCTTACGCGGCGATTCACCAGTGGGGCGGAACGCCTGATATGCGACCGGGACCGGCGGCCATTCCTGCACGTCCGTACATGGGGTTTGATAAGGTTGCCGAGAAGGAGATCCTGAGCTTTATCAAAAAACGCTTTGAGAAGGCCGTGGACGCGTCGTAATTTTCCGGGGGTGTCTTAGTACTCCTGACGCATTTAAAACGCGCACAGCGATTTTTGAAACTGTTTTGAAACGGTTTGAAAATGGATCATCGGTTCGATCCATTTTCCCTGTCCTGTTTTTTACTGATTTACCGCAAACCCACTCCCTTATCTGACCGTCATAAGCTGCCGGCCATGACGATGAACACTCTCCCCCGCAAAACAGCCTACGCGGTACTGAATGCCGCGACGCTGTCGCCTTTTGATAACGATGGCTGGTGCCAGGCAATGCCGGCCGGTCGAGTGAAGGCGCGTGATGGTCGCCCGGAGAAACCGCCGGAAGGCTGGCTTATTAACCAGGCGGCAGTCAACCGCATGGTGGCGCGCGTGGTGGCACTCAATCAGCCGATTAAAATCGACTACAACCACCAGAGCCTGTTCAAAGGTGAAGCAGCCCCGGCAGCCGGGTTTATCCACCCCTCGCCCGATAACTTTCGTTTCAGCGAGGAACGGGGTTTTGAAGTTCGCCCTGACTGGAATCCTCCGGCCGTTCCACGCCTGGTGAACAAGGAGTTCCCGTGGTTCTCGCCCGTGATGGGTTACGACGAGGACAGCGGTGAGCCGGTGGAACTGCGGATGCTGGCAGTCACCGGAGACCCCGGTCTGACGGGAATGAATCCGGTCGCCGCCCTCAGTGCCGATGACCTTTTTAATGCCCTTAATCCCACTCCTGTAGCAAAGGAAAAATCCATGAATGAGCAATTACGCCAGTTACTGGCGGCGCTCGGCCTGACCGTGCCCGATGACGGCGAACTGACGCCGGAACTCGGTACGGCGGCCCTGTCGGCGCTGACGGATATTCAGGCGAAAGCCGGCAAACACGACGAGCTGAAAACGCAGGTTGCCACGCTGTCCGCTGAACTGGACACCGCGAAACAGGCCGGTACTACCACTGCAGGCGCTGTTGATCTGACGAAGTTCGTCCCGGTTGAGACCTACAACACCCTGCGTACTGAGTATGTCGCCCTGTCTGCGCAGCTTGGTACCACCACGCTTGAACAGGTGCTGGACAAGGCGGAGGACGAAGGTCGCGTGTTCAAATCCGAGCGCAGCTATCTGGAGGGACTGGGTAAACAGATTGGTGTTGCGGCGTTGTCCGCGCAACTGGACGCCCGTCAGCCGATTGCTGCCCTGACCGCGAAACAGACGGACACGGTGAACGTGCCGAAGAAAGAAACCTCGTCTGCCGCCCTGTCAGCGGAAGACCTTCAGGTAATGAAAATGCTCGGCAAGACCGAGGAAGAGTTCCTTAAAGCTAAAGGGGTTAAATGATGTCCACACCTACCACCCCCGCCATGATTGAAGCCCTGTTTACGGGCTATAAATCCGATTTTCAGAACGGTCTGGGCATGGCGGCCTCGCAGTATAAGAAAATTGCGATGGTTGTTAACTCGAACACCCGGTCGAACACCTTCGGCTGGCTGGGACAGTTCCCGCATTTCCGTGAATGGATCGGAGCGCGCGTCATGCAGCAGATGGCGGCACACGGCTATTCCATCACCAACAAGACCTGGGAAGATACGGTCGCCATCTCCCGCGACGATTTCGACGACGATATTCTCGGCATCTATTCCCCCATCTTCCAGGAGATGGGCCGAGCGGCGGGCTGCTTCCCGGATGAACTGGTCTTCCAGGCGCTGGCGAACGCGGAGAAAACCGCCTGCTATGACGGGCAGAACTTCTTTGACACTGAGCACCCGGTTTACCCGAACGTGGACGGCACCGGAACCGTGAAACCCGTTTCCAACCTGTTTATTGACCAGGTGGGCGCGGCTGGCTCAACAAAACCGTATGCCGGCCCCGGCTGGTATCTGATGGACTGTACCCGCGTGATTAAGCCCATCATCTACCAGAACCGCCGCAACCCTGAGCTGGTGATGCAGGCCGACCCGAAAACGGGCGTGACCTTCACCGATAACCAGATTGTGTTCGGCGCATCCCTGCGTTCTAACGTCGGTTACGGCTTCTGGCAGATGGCGCAGATGATGCGTTCAGAGCTGAATGCTGACCTGTTCTGGCAGGCCTGGAAGTCCATCACCGACCGCAAGGCCGACGGCGGTCGTCCGCTGGGGCTGCGCCCGTCCGTTCTGGTGGTGCCGCCGGCGCTGGAGGATGTGGCGACCAAAATCCTGCAGCGTGAGTTATCTGTGGACAACGGGGCTACCGTCACCAACGAACTCAGGGGCAAGGTGGAACTGGTGGTCGCGAACTGGATGCCGGACGCCACCGCCGCCACGGCATAACCCGTTTCACGGCGGGTTCATCCCGCCTTTACACCGTTTTCAAAGGGGATAAAAGTGCCATGTCAGATGAACAGGAAAACAACACTTTACCGGGTGGCGCGTCGGATAATCAGGGCGCTGACGGAGACAGCCAGGTTACTCCGTCAGGCTTTTTTATCGTTGAGGTTCGTTGCCCGCGTGAGCGCTACATTCGCGCCGGTATCCGCTTTATACGCGGTAAACAGACGCTTGAGAACGTACCGCAGTCCACGCTCGATATCTTACAGGCTGACCCATGCCTCATTGTGGTGTCGGTTCAGCCGGCAGCCGCGCCATCCGGTGAGGCTGACGTGCAGAACATGGGGAACGCCGTCAATACAGGCAGTGATGTGACGCCGGAAGAAATCAACGCCGCCATTGATGTACTGATTGCCCGCGCTGACCCGCAGAGCTTCACCAAATCCGGCGTGCCGGGCGTAAAGGCTGTCAGCGATGAGCTGGGCCAGCCCGTCACCAAGGCACAGGTGGACGCCGCATGGGCGGCGCGCCAGGAGCGCCAGAAATGATGTACGCCGGCGCGCAGGATATGCGGGACAGATATAACAATCTCGATGAACTGTTGATACAGCCGGGAATGGACGGTCTCAACGAGAAGAAGCTGACGCAGGCGCTGAATGATGCCGGCGCGCTGGCTGACAGCTATCTGTCGGCGAAATATACCCTGCCGCTGGCCGTGGTGCCGCAGGTGCTGGTACAGCACTGTTGCGCCATTGCCTTTTATTACCTGTGCGACCAGCAGGCTTCCGACCAGGCGCGCGATCGTTACCGCGAGGCGCTCACCTGGCTGCGGGAGGTGAAGAACGGCGGTATTCCGATTGGCGTGGACGAAGCCGGCAGCGCGCCGGAGTCTGACGACCTGCCGCAGATGCAGGCTGAAGCGCCGGTATTCGGGCGCAACCAGAAGGGGTTCATATGATTGCCGATACCGAACAGGCGTATCTGGATCGTATTCGTTCCCTCTTTGGCAACCGCCTCAGAAAGGTGGACACGCATCCGGGCGACTGGAGTGAAGCCACCCTGAAAAAGCTGATGCTGTTGCCGCCTTCTGTGTATGTGGCGTGGCTGGGGGCCGGTGAACCGCGCACGCGTAACCGCATGGTGAGCCGCTGGGTGTTCTACGTGGTCGGCAGCATGTTAAACGGCCGCGAGACAAACCGTATCGGGCTGTATCAGATGGTGGCGGTTCTGCTGGCGGGTATGACGGGGTTTAAGGCGGGTTCTGCCTCGCCGCTGGCGTTTGATAAAGCGACCAATCTGTACAGCGTGGCGCAGGGGGCGTCCGGGGTGGTGCTCTATGCCCTCTATTTCTCCTGTGAGGAAATCATCGACCCGCTGACCGATATCAGCACGCTCGCTGACTTTCTTCGTCATTACGAGACGTTCGGCGAACCTGACGGCACGCCGGCCTTTGAGGCGCATATCGACCTGCCGGGGCCTGAACATGAGTAAAGGTGCCCTGAGCTTCTTTTGTTTCATGTTCTCTTTCCTGCTGGCTTCTGGCGGTCACAGTGGCTGGGGCTGGTTCCTGTTTATTGGAGTGATCCTGTTATGAAAACCTTCTTTATTAAACCTGCGCCGGGACGCATGGTACGCGACCCTGACACGCTGGAATTTTTAAAGCCTGGCGGTGAGGAGAAACCCTTTACCCCGTACTGGTGCCGCCGGCTGGATGACGGTGATGTGACTGAACTCAATCCGAATGAGGCGCAGCCAGCCGTGACCGCCGGAAAAGCGAAAGTGACTGACGCTAACGCTGACGCCGTGGAGAAAAAAGCATGATTGGTTTTAACGAGATCCAGAACGACAACCGTATTCCACTGGCGCAGATTGAGTTTGATAACTCGATGGCGGTGGTGGGAACGCCCGCACAACACCAGACGGTACTGATGTTCGGTCAGGCAAACCTGAAAGGTGACAAGGTTGACGGGGCCGGTCAGCTCGATACGCCGGTACGTATCACCCGCGATTCGCAGGCCATCAGCCTGTTTGGTCGAGGCTCAATGCTGGCCTGGATGGTCAAAGAGTTTATCGCCATTAACCCGGATACCGAGCTGTACGTGATTGCTCAGGGGGCCGGGACCGGTAAAGCTGACGCCGGCAGTCTGACGCTGAGTGGCACGGCCACCGGTGACGGTGTGCTCAGGGTCTATGTTGGCGGGCGTCGTTACCAGGTGGCAGTCACCAGCGGCCAGCAGGGTAAGGCACTGGCTGACAAACTGGCCGCGCTGATTAATGCCGATCGCGATGCGCCCTTTACGGCGGCGTCTGCGGCTCCCGCTGGCGCTGATGTGGACGCTACAAGCAGCGTGGTATCGATGACCGCCCGCTTTGTTGGCGAGTGTTCCGCTCACGATATCCGCCTGAACTATTACGACGGTGAAACCACGCCGGACGGTCTGACTGTGGTGATTGCGCCGCCGGCGGCAAAAGCCGCTAACCCGGATATCACCCGCAGCGTCGCGAATATGGGTGAGCGTCAGTACAACTATGTGGTGATGCCGTATAAGGACCAGGCTAACCTCAACATCCTCAGTGCCGAACTGCTTAAACGCTGGGGGCCGGTCAAAATGTCCGACGGCGCAGTGTGGATGGCGCACACCGGCACGCAGGGCGAAATCACCGCGTTCGGCGAGTCCCGCAACGACTTCCTGTTTACCTGCAGCGCCGTTCCCAAAGCGCCCGAGCCGGATTACATCTGGGCGGCGTCCATCTGTGCGACCTGCGCGCCGTCACTGTCCATCGACCCGGCCCGACCGCTCCAGACGCTGGCGGTGTCGTCACGCATGGCTCCTCAGCTTGCCGACCGCCTGACCCGCGAGGAACGTAACCTGCTGTTGCATGGTGGCATTGCGACCGTCACCGTGGCCGCTGGCGATGTGGTGCAGATTGAGCGCCAGGTGACGATGTACCGTGTCAATAAATACGGTGACGTTGATCCGAGCTATCTCGATATCGAAACCATCTACACGCTGTCGTACCTGCGTTACTCCCTGCGCACCTTCGTCACACAGCGATTCCCGCGCCATAAGCTGGCCGATGACGATACGCCGGTAGCGCCGGGTCAGCCTATTGTGACACCCAAAATCATGTCGCTGCAGCTTATCGCGCTCGGTGAGGACTGGGTGGATCAGGGGCTGGTTGAGAACCTGGATACGTTCAAAAAGAACCTGCTGGTAGAGCGTAATGCCAGCGATCGTAACCGTCTGGATGTGCTGTGTACGCCTGACCTGGTTAACCAGTTCCGGTTCTTCGCCGCGCAGCTCCGTTTCATTCTGTGAGGTAGACAATGGCAGGAAATCAGTATCAGGGCGTGGCAACCGTTCGCGTGAACGGCAGCGAATACGCCACGCTGGAAGGCGCAACCTTCACGCCGTCGGGCTTTGAACGAAAGGTGGTTAAGGGGCCCAGGGTGTATGGCTATAACCAGCAGGCGAAAGAGGCCACGCTGGAATGCAAATTCCCTGCCGGTGGCGATGACTCCCCGGACAGTGACGTGATCAACACCTGGACCAGCGTCACTATCGAATTTATCGCCGATACCGGCGAGGTTCACATGATGACAAAGGCGTGGAGTTCGGAGCCCGCATCGCTTGCCGCTAACGGCGAAATCTCCGCGAAGTTTGCCGCCGCCAAAAGCACCCGCGTGCAGTAAGGAGTATTCATGGCTACGAAGAAGAAAACCCCGGCCGCAGTAAAACAGGACGACGAGGCAGCGCTGGCCGCCGTTCGCCAGGCGCTGGACGGTGACGACCCGCGCACCGCCGGCCTGACGGAGCAGCTCGCTAAGGGCTACGTTGACCTGCTCGACGGTCTGCCGTTCGGCGAGGGGCGCGAGTACCGCGTCACCTTCCGCGAACTGTCGGCAAAGGACAGCATTGACGCCGAGACCGAGGCGGAACGCGTGGTGGACACCCGTAACGGCCCGATTCTGATTGCCTCCCCGTCACTGCGCGGTGTGGCGCTGCTGCGCCGCCAGATTGCAGCCGTCGGCGATATCGAAGGGCCGCTCTCGATGCTGCAAATCGGGCAACTGAGCGAGCGTGACCTGTCCCGCCTGATGGTGGCGGTTAACCTGCGCGATACGGCGCTGGCCGGAAAGCTGGCAGGTGACAAGGGGCGACTGGGAGCGGTGCCGGAATGAGTTAGAGGAAGCGGCGATCGTGCTGGGAATGGTCACTAAAGGCGGCCCGCAGTGGGCGCTTGACCTTCCCATATCGCAGCTTTACCGGCACTGCAGACAGGCAGAAAAAATCATTAAACGACAGAATGCATAACCGCCGATGAAGAACCTGAAAGCCTCGCTGATTGTCGATTTACTCGGCAATATCTCCACCAAATCCCGCCAGTGGTCGCAGGATTTGGGGGCGTTTTCGCACGCCGGCCAGCGCGGTCTCGGCGGTGTGGGAACAGCGGTACGCCGTCTCGGTGGTGATGCAGAAATCAGCAGTTCCCGGATGCGCCAGGCATTCCGGGGGATGCGCAGCGGGATGCACGCGGTCTCGGCAGACATGGATCGTCTGAAACTGAGCGCGGAAGGTGTTTTCGGTTCACTGACCCGCCTGTATGGTCTGATTACCGGCGGCGCGCTGGTCTACGGCTTTAAACGGCTGTTTCTTGACCCCGCGTCCGCGATGGAGAGTTACCAGACCCGCATTACATCACTGAACCACGGTGACGCAGCCGCCACAGATAAAACTATTCAGTGGGCGCAGCAGAACACTCAGCAGGCACCGTGGAGCATGAACCAGATCCTGGAGGAATATTCCACCACGCGCGGTTACGGGATGAGCGACGCCGAGTCCCGTCGTTATGTGCAGATGCTGGAAGATCAGGCCGGTCGTCACGGCTGGAACAAGCAGCAAGTCGAGGGTGCGTCCCTGCAACTGCGCGAGATGTTTGCTCGCGGTAAACTCCAGGGGCAGGACGCCAATCAGTTGTCAGGCTACGGTATCAACGCTTACCAGGTCCTGGCTGAGAAGCTGCATACCACGGCTGGAGCTATCCGCAAGCTGGGCGAGGAAGGCAAACTCGGCCCGGAGACGATTAAACTGCTGTTCCAGACGCTTCGCGAACAGGCAAGCGGCATGGCGGAAAAGTCTATGCATACCTGGGCCGGTATGACTATGCGTATGCAGTCAGACTGGGATCAGTTTGCGCTAAAGGTCATGAATGGTGGCCCGTTCAAGTTCCTGGAAACCCAGATGTCCGGCATTCTCGATCAGATTGCCGTGATGCAGAAAGACGGTCAGCTCGATGAGATTGCGAACGATATCGGTCAGGGGATGCTGACCGCGTTTACGTCCGCCAAAGATGCCGTGGCCTGGCTTGTTGAGAAAATCAAGGCCGTGCGCCAGGCGCTGAAACAGTTGCGCGACGACGGTTATGGTAAAACCCTGGACAATATCGCCAGTGGTGCAAAAACCCTCGCCAGATACCTTCTTCTGGTCTATGCCGCCCGTACCGCCCTGCGTCTGGGGCGTGCTGTCGGCATGGGGGCATTCCGGCTGGCGGCTACCCCGCTGCGCTACGGTCTCGCCACCGTTGGCGCGGTCACGTCACCTTTCCGCAAACACCGGTCCGTTATGCCGGGCGAACTGCCCGGACGCGGTGGCCGCTTCATGAACTTCCTCTCCGGCATCAATCCCGCCGCAGTACAGCCGGTATTTGTGACGAACTGGCCGGCGGGCGCGCTGGCCGGAGCAGTGGGCAATGGCGGCAATACCCTGATTGAGGAAGGCGGCAGCGGCAGAAAACGCCGCAGCGGGCGCACCAAAAAAGGTCCCGGCAAGGGCCGCGGTATTTCGACAGTGGTCACGGCCGGCGAAGAGCTGGCCGAAAGCGCCGCCAAAAAAGGTCTTTTCGGGCGTATGGCGTCCCGCGTGGGCGGCTGGTTCGGCAAAATCCCCGGCCTCAGCAAAGCCGGCAGTCTGCTTTCCGCTGCCGGTAGCAAGCTGGGGCTGGGTAAAGTGGCAGGCTGGCTCGGCAAGGGCGGAAAACTTCTGGGGCGTTTTGGTGGTGGTGCGCTTGGTGCCGCCCTGACGGCCGCCCCCGTTCTGCTCGATGACCAGGCCACCACCCACGACAAGGGAGCGGCGGTCGGTTCCGGTATTGGTATGGTGGCCGGTGGCGCACTGGGGTCATTTGCGGGGCCGGTCGGCACCATGATTGGCTCAACGGTCGGTAGTTACCTCGGCGAATATCTGGGTGGCTGGCTGACCGACGCCTACCAGAAAATCACCGGGAGCGATAACGGCAGCGGTCAGGCGGTACAGAAAGCCGCCGCCCGCGTGGAGCTGGTCGCGCCGCCAGGCTGGGATAAGCGCAGTATTGATATTGACGACTCCGATATGTTCGGTCTGGATCTGAATTTCTACAGCGGAGGCAACTATGTCCCCTACGGGTAAAGGCAGTTTCCGCAATATTCCCTTCCTTATTTATAAGGAGCAACGGGAGCGCGGTGGTCGCCATATTGTCAAACGCGAGTATCCGCTGCGCGAATCCGGCGGCGCGGATGACCTCGGCCCTAAGCTGCCGGCATTCACCTTTACGGTGATTGTCCAGGGGGATGACGCGCAGGCACAGCGTAAGGCGCTGCGTGATGCGCTTTATGCGCCAGGCGCGGGCGAGCTGGTTCATCCCGATTACGGCACGTTAAACGTCCTTATAGACAACTTTGAAAGCCGTTATAACGTGTCTGAACAGCGCGTGGTCGAATTCACGATCACGGCCGTTCCACTGGCGAATGATACTGCCCCGGACGCGCAGCAGGATACGGCGGCAGCACTGACACAAAAAACCGGCAGCGGCCTTAACAGCGTGTTCAACACCCTGGCGGATGGCTGGTCGGTGGTGTCTGACAACCTTCACGATCTGCAGGCGATGATGGATACCGTCAGCGAGAAAATTGACGCGCTGGAAAATACGGTCAGCAGCGTCGGCATCCTGCAGGATATCAGCGCCTTTGCCGCTTCTTTTACCGCCATGAAGGGGAATATCACTTCGCTGATTACCAGCCCGTTACGCATGGCGCAGCAGTTCGCCGGGGTGTTCAGCGGTCTGATTGCATTACCCTCCGTGCCGGCGATGTCGCTGTTACGTAACCATACCGGCACCACGCCTTCCGGGAGCCTCGCCGTACCGGATGAGGCGCTCAGAAGCCAGGGCGGTACACAACTGTATCAGTCGCTGTCGGCGTTTTACGACACGCTGACCACACAGGACACCCGCCGGAGCCTGACCGGTCTGACACCTGCCACCCAAAGTAATATCAGGCTGCTGCAGTCGGTGATGCAAAGCGCGGTTGTGCTGGCTCAGGCACAGACGGCGGGCAGCCTGCTGACGATTGCGGTTGCACAGGCGGGCGTGCCGGCACCGGCCCCCCTCTCCGGGTCTGGCACTGGTGCCGGCGTTGACGCTTCTGCGCCGGTGTCGTTACTCCAGAGTGCCGGCGACGTCCGGGCGGTCAGTCATGCGCTCGGCCAGTCCCTTGACGCTCAGGTGCTGGCGTTCTCCGGCCAGGGGTTCACCCGTACCGCGCTGGCGTTACGTGAGGCCCGTCTGGCGCTGGTTGAGGATTTAACCACACGTGGCGTATATCTGCCGGGAACGTCTTCTGTTGCGGTCCGCACAACACAACCGGCCCTGGTGACGCTGTACCGGGCTACCGGAAACAGCGTGCAGTGGCAACGGTTTGTCCGCCGTAACAACGTCATTCATCCCCTGTTTGTGCCGGGAGGTCAGGTACTGGAGGTGATTGATGAATAGTCGCATCCCTGACACCCGCGTTGAGCTGTTTATCTGCGGGAAGATTTTTTCCGGCTGGATCGGCGTCAGCGTGCGCCGCTCCCTGGAGCATCTGGCGGGGTCATTTTCGCTGGAATTAATGCTGCCCGGTCAGCCTGTACCGGACGGCATCGACCCCGGTCAGCCGCTGAAATTACAGATTAACGGCGTGACGGTCATTACCGGTTATCTTGATACCGTGAAACACAAACTGACCGCCACCAGTAACAAAATCACCGTTACAGGTCGCGACAAAACCGGCGATCTGGTGGACTGTTCCGCCGTCTTTAAGGGCAGTCAGTGGCACAACCGCACCCTGGAGCAGATTGCCGGCGACCTGTGTAAACCCTTTGGTATCCGGGTTATCTGGCAGGTCAGTGACGCCACGGCCGCAAAACCCTTTGTCAGCTTCACCCTGCAACTGTCTGAGACGGTCAGTGATGCGCTGACCCGCGCCGCCCGTCACCGTGGTGTTCTCGTCACCAGTAACGCTGACGGCGACCTGGTGTTTACCCAGGCGGGCAACCAGCAGACCGATACGCTGGAGCTGGGTAAAAATCTGCTGGATGCGGATTTTACCGACGACTGGCGCAACCGCTACAGCGAATACCTGGTAAAAGGACACGGCGGCGGCGGTGGTCATGCGGGAGACGCAAAAATGGCGGCGCTGCTGGCCGCCCCCAAAGGCACGACGGACGACAAAACCATCACCCGCTACCGCCCGAAGGAGATCCTTGCCGATCACAAAATTACCGCAGACGGGGCCCGGCAGCGTGCCATTCGCGAAGAGCGCCGGGCTGTTGCCAAATCCGAGCGCTTTGTTGCCGGTGTCAAAGGCTGGTTCCGGGAGAACGGCGCGCTGTGGGATGTGAACCTGCTGACCCGCGTCGTTGCCCCGCGCGTGAACGTGGACAGGCGTGACCTGCTGATTTGTCAGGTGGAATTTACGCTCAACGCGAAGGAAGGCGAAGTGACCCGCCTGACGCTTGCCCCGCGCGACGGCTTTATTGTGCCGGCAGAGCCGGACAGCAGCGGCACCGGTGCAGGCGGCGGTGTTGACGCCTGGATACTGCAGAGGATGAAAGAACAGGGGATTAAATTCGATGATAAGTGAAGAAATCCTGCAACGGATGCTGGCCCCCCTGGTGCGTGGCGTTCGCCTGCTGTTCGGGCGCGGCGTGCTGACCGGTACGAACGACGAGCTGAAACTGCAGAACGCGCAGATGACCTCGCTCGACGGCGAGACGTTTGACGACGTGGAGCGTCCCCAGCAGTACGGGCAAATCAGCGTCCCGCTGCCGGGGGCGGAGACGTTCTTTGGTTGTCTGCTGGGTGACAGGGATCAGGCGGTGATTCTGGTGGTTGAGGACAGGCGCTACCGGCCGGTGGGGCTGCCTGCCGGCGACAGCGGTATCTACCACTATGAAGGCCACCGACTGCGCCTGACGAAGGACGGCCGCGCCATCCTGACGTGTAAAACGCTGGAGGTGTACGCCGACGATAGCATCCTCTTTGACAGCCCGGAGAACACCTTTACCGGCAATCTGACGGTACAGAAGAACCTGACGGTACAGCAGAACACCCATATTCAGGGCAATCTGGCCCTGGATGGCACCGGGGACGCCAAAGGCCATTTCACCATGTCGGATGCGACCATTGCCGGCGTGACCTACAGCGGCCACACCCATCACGAGAACGGTCGCGGCAGCAATACGGGAGGCCCACAAAATGGCTGATATTGCGATTGTCTGGCGTAACGGTCGCGGCAACCTGGCGCTGAACGGTCCCGACCTGCTGACGGATAACAGTATTGAAACCGCCGTTGTCATCTCGCTCTTTACCGACCGCCGGGCGCAGCCGTCCGACCCGATACCGGACGGCTCCACAGACCGGCGCGGATGGTGGGCAGACAGCTTTCGTAAACGTCCCATTGGCTCGCGCCTGTGGCTGCTGAACCGCGAAAAGACGGTGCCGGCCGTTGTGGAACGGGCAGCGGCGTATGCAGACGAGGCGCTGGCGTGGCTTAAACCGGCAGGACTGGTGAAATCAGTCACCTGTACGGCTGTCCGCGTGGGTCGCGACCGCCTGCAGCTTTCGGTCTCACTTGTTATGCCTGACGGCGCACGTCGCCCGATGGTTTTTGAAGCGGATTTAGAAGGGGTTTAAATGCCGTATCAACCCACACCCTTAGCGCAACTGATTAACCAGACACAGCAGGATATCAGCCAGCGTCTGGAAGGCACCCTGCCGGGACTGGATGAAACCACGTTGCACGCCATCGGTTATGCCCAGGCGGGGCTGTCCGCCCAGGAGCAGGAGCATCTCGCCTGGATTGCCCGCCAGATTATCCCGTCTGACGCTGACGAGGCGGAACTGCTGAAACACTGCGCCTGGTGGGGCATTGTTCGCAAGCCCGCCTCCCGTGCCGGCGGTCCGGTTCAGCTTACCCTGACCGATACGGCCACCGCCGATGCCGGCACGCAGCTCCAGCGCGATGACGGCGTGATTTATCAGATAACCACATCAGAAAAAGCGCCTGCGGGAACGCTGGAGGTTGAAGTGGTGGCAATGGATGCGGGCGCGGCCGGTAACGCGCCGGCGGGAACGCCGCTGACGTTTATCACCCCGCAGGCAGGGATTGTGCAGACGGCCACCGTCACCGGTTCAGGCATAACGGGCGGTGCGGACGTGGAGTCCGTTTCTGAACTGCTTTCCCGCCTGGTGTTTCGCGTACAGTACCCGCCGTCAGGCGGCACAAAGTACGATTTTGAGCGCTGGGCGCGCGAAGTGCCGGGCGTCACCCGTGCCTGGTGTCTGCCGGAGTGGCCGCAGGCGGGCAGTCTGGGCGTGACGTTTGTCCTGGACAATAACCCCGACATTTTCCCCGGCGAGGGGGACGTGGCCCGCGTGGCGGAGTACATCAAATCCCACCCTGACCCGGCGACGGGCCAGCCGGTCGGCCAGGCGCTGGGGCCGGTGGTGCAGGTGTTTAAACTCACCAATCACCCTGTCGCGTTTCAGATAAAGATTGCGCCGAACACACCAGAGAACCAGCAGGCCGTGAGGCAGGCGCTCACCGACCTGCTTTATAACGAAGCCAGACCGGGCGGTATTATCCTGCCGTCGGCGTTCTGGCGGGCGGTTGCCGGTGTGAAGGTGCTGGATGATTTTGAACTGCGCTCCCCGCTGGAGTCTGTCAGCGCCGGCGCGATGGAGCTGCTCACCGTGGGGGAAATCGCATGGCTGTAGCTATGACATTCACCCCGCATCAGCGTGCGCTACTCCAGTTACTGCCTGACGGTCTGGCGTGGAATAAAGCACCAGATTCTGTGCTGGCCGCGCTGTGTCTTGGTCTGAGTCAGTCCACAGCCCGCGTGGACTGGACGGGACAACAACTGCTCGATGAGCGCTTCCCGGACAGGTCGCGTCTGCTGCTGGATGACTGGGAGCGATTTCTGGGACTGCCTGAATGCGATATGACCGGCGCCAGCCTGCAGGAACGTCAGAGCTATGCCGGCAACAAGTACCGCATGAAGCCCTCAGTTAACCGGGAGTTCTATATCCAGCTCGCCGCCGGTTTTGGTTTTGATATTGATATCCAGACATCACCGGAATCGCAGTGGATAAGCATCATCAATGTCAAAACGACCATCGGCTACCGGCATATGAACGTACTGGACAATATTCTCACGCCGCTGCGTATTTACGACGCCAGCGCGCTTGAATGCATTCTGAACCGTTATAAACCAGCGTGGCAGACGTTTCGTTACGTCTACGAAAGCAGCCAGTCGCACGATAAGTAAGAGGTCATCATGTATTACATTGATAACAACTCCGGTTCACCCACTATGCCGGCCTTATCGCCGGTGCAAAGCAATACGCCCACCTGGTTTACCGAAGGTGACAAAAATAAAGGCATTAGCTGGATTGGTCAGGACTGGCTGAATATCCTGCAGGCGGAATTACTGAATATTCTCGACGCAGCGGGAATAAAACCCGATAAAGGAAAATTAAACCAGCTTACCCTGTCTGTTAAAGCCATTATTACGGCAAACGCCTACACGCAGGCAAACAACCTGAAAGAGATTTTCGATGCCGGCATTGCGGCTCAGGCTGCGGCGCGGGGTCATCTGGGGCTGGGAAAACTCGCCACCAAAGACAGCCTCGGCCCGACGGATGTTAATGCCCTGGCAAAAGACCAGAACCTAGCCGACGTACCGGACAAGGTCGCAGGCCGGGCCAGTCTTGATGTTTACAGCAAAGCCGAAAGTAATGAAAACTACATGGCTAAAAGCCAGAACGGCGCTGATATCCCGGACAAACCGCTGTTTATCAAAAACCTCGGTTTAAAAGAAACCCTGAACCCAACCAAACGCGTGAGTATTGGTCGTCCGGGTGATGGCGCTTTTGACGGCAGCACACCCTGTATAAATATCGGTGACAGTGACAGTGGATTCATCGGTAGCGCGGATGGCGTACTGGATATTTACTGCAATAACGCCAAAGTGGGCTATATCGATAATGTCGGGCTGCACATGCTCGCGGGCATAGCAACTAATGGCGACGTTGTACTGCAAGGCGACGCACGCAGACACATCCTTATCCAGAATGTGGACGGTTCGGTACGCGCTTATATCTATAAGGACAAAGATGATACTGGTATTCACATCAACAATGGCGTTGATGGTGCCGGGGATTTTGTTTTCGGTAAAGACAGCATCCTTTACGTACCATTCGCAGTCCGTGCAGGCGGCAGTAAGAAGCTTGCTATTCAGTCCGATAACAATTCAGTATTAGACGCCATGTTCAATTTATGGGGTAGCGCTGACAGGCCTACCGTGATTGAACTGGATGACGGTCAGGGATGGCACCTGTACAGCCAGCGAAATACTGACGGTTCAATCCTGTTTACGGTTAATGGCGATATTATGGCTAACCGTAAACTGAATGTTGGCGCAGCTACTGTATCCAATGACGGCAACATTAACGGTTCGCTATGGGGTGGCTGGCTGAATGACTGGCTTAATAACAATCTCAGCCGAAAAAATACCGCCAGTCTCGCAACCAACGGCTGGTTTCGTGATGCGTCAACCGGCTGGATATATCAGTGGGGTATTGTTCCGTTTGCCGGAACCACCACGATTACCGTTAATCTTCCGATGCCGTTTCCGCAGCAAGGGTTTGTAGCTCTGGGTGGGCCTGCGGCAGCGCTCTGGTATGGGGAGGACGGTGCATCCGGTAGCGCTGCACTGCTGAATAATAGTCAGTTAAGCGTGACAACTGATACAAGCCTCCCCACAGCCTGGATAGCAATAGGAAATTAATTATGTATCACTACAGCCCCACACAAAACATGTTTTACCCTGACGAACTGAAACAGGTCTATATCGATGCCGGGACATTCCCGGCTGATACCGTTGAGGTGAGTGATGATATCTGGCTGGAGTTCGCCGGTAATCACCCACCCGAAGGCAAGCAACGCGCAGCCGGTAGTGACAATCTGCCCTGTTGGGTGGATATCCCGCTACCGGATATTGAAGACGCACGCAGCCGAAAACACGACGACATCAACCGCTGGCGCAACGTCCAGGAAAACGCGAATTACACCTTCACGTTTAACAATCACAACTGGGACTACGGTAAAACCACTCAGGAGCGATTAAGCCTTTCCGTTCAGATGGCGAAACAAAACAAACTTCCAGCGGGTTTTATCTGGACGGACGCCGATAATAACGATGTGCCAATGTCTGCCGGGGAGTTGCTCAATTTAAACGACGCCATCGACCAGGCCATGTTTACTAAAGGGCTACAAATCCATCTGCGCCAGCGGGAAATGAAAGAGGAAATCGACGGCATGACCGATGTAAAAGCGATCCTGGATTACAAAATCGGCTGGCCGGATACCCCAACAAAATAATACAGAAATAATAATGCCCGTATTAACGGGCACTGTTTATTTAATTGCCGTTATTATCAGGCCAGCCTACGGGATAATTTAAAATATCGTTGACGTTGGTCAATCCTGAAATGTCCTCTTTCATCTGTCGCTGGCGTTCGTGGATTTTAAAGCCTACTGCTACCATGTTTAGTTGCATAGCGGCTTCGAGTTTAATCAGTTCGTCTGCGCTCATTGGCACATCGATGTTATCTGCATCCGTCCAAAAGAATCCTGGCGGCAGCGCTCCCTGTTTTGCCACCGCCGTTACTGGCGACAGTCGGTCCTGCGACGCTTTACCGCAGTCCCAGTGGTGATCATTCAGTGTGAACGGATAGTTACCGTTTTCCTGCGCATTACGCCACGCATTAACCTCAGCGTATTTCTGGCCGAGTGCGGTCGCAAGGTCAGCCACCCACTTACCGTTTTCGAATTTATCGACAGATGAGGCGGGAGCCTGTGTGGTGGTGTTTTCCGGTAGTGGGCCGGGTTCTGAAATATAAATCGGGTTGCCGGTTTGCGTGTCGTACACTGTTTCGCCGCGATGGTCTTCATGCAGGCTCCACGTTTCATTTTCCGGGTCAAATACCACAATATGACTGGTGGGAATATCAGGAGGGGCGATATCAGTACAGTTTGCCGGTAGTCCTGTGTGCGGCGGAATATACGCATCGCCTGCGCCGATAAATTCGTTTGTATCTGAACGAAGATTAAATACTTTAATTGTCTGCGCTTCGTTACTCATTTTAAAAGCCATTACGCTAACCTCACAATATAGTTAAAGGCGATGTTTTTAACCGTTGTCTCGACGTTCCCTTCCGCATCCACAATCACAACGTGACCGTGTGGGCCGATATACATCGTGTGTCCATGCGGGCCAATCCAGGTGGTGTGAGTGTGGTCGCCAGCAACTTTAGTCCACGCGCCACCTCCGGTTAAGAAAGAAGTATGGTTAGAATCTCCCCAGTATGAATTTACGTAACTCCCGAATTCGTGGGCGTGACCACCGCCTGAGCTGGAACCCTTCGTGCCGTAGTCAAACGATGAGGTGCTCTTCGTTCCGAGGTCAGTATCGAGCGCCCGTGCCGTGTGCGTGTGTGATTTGTTGCCATCCAGCTCCTGAGAGAGCACAGCGCGCCCGCTGGCGGGCTTGCCTTTGATTGTCCAGCCGCGCATGTCCGGAATAATGCCGGACGGATAGGCCCGCGCCAGTAACGGGTAAGCAGATTTATCGAAGGACTGCCCCTGCATCAGGGCATAACCGGCAGGGATGTTGTCAGATGGCCAGGGAATGGGTGCACCGACCGGGAACAGGTTCTGTATCGTTTCCGTTAAACCGAGGTTTACGGGAATGCCGGAATACTGCATAAATGGCGCGACACCACACCATAAAGAGGTCATTTATTACGTAAATGGGCTAAATTCACGGGTCAATAAATAACCAGAACGCACAATTACAACCAGTCGCGTTAATTTGCATAGAATATGAGCAGATTCTGAAGGTAAAATAAGCGTAACGGAGGCTTACGCAATGAGCAGATTCACAACTCCCGCAATCCTTGAAATGTTGGGCCATTATAACTGGCGTGTATACGAGCCTTTTGACTTTTACCTCAGTGACAACAACAGCGACGTAATCAGCGTACCAGCCGGATTTGTCACTGACCTCGCCAGTGTGCCGCGCATCTTCTGGACGCTCCTTCCCCCAGATGGCAAATACGCCAAAGCAGCCATTATCCACGATTACCTTTACGACAACGCGCTGCGCACGAAGAAAGAGGCCGATCGTATTTTTCTGGACGGGATGACTGTGCTCGGCGTTCCTAAGTGGAAGCGCACAATTATGTACTACGCAGTACGATTATTCGGCAAGGGGATGTATAATAGAAAAACTCCGGCCAATAAGGCTGGAGTGGGTTATTAGTGACTCTCCCCTACAGGTGAGCACTTCGGGCAGAGCCAAATCGGAAAGTTTGCCGCCTTTTTAGGGCGGTAAGTTTTTCCTTTTTTGGTGAATGAACCACGGAAGATGGGTGTTATCTGTTCATGACAGGAAGGGCAAAGACGAGCTTCTTTATCCATGATAAAGATCTCCTTTTTTACGCATCACTGCTTTACAGGAGACCAATGCTTATCATAGGATAAGCATTGAGCGCGCACTCAGACAGTGATGCAGGTTTACTGTCAGACCCCGATAGTTAGCGCTATGCAGGGTCACTCTTTTATGTAGTTCGTAGTACAGCATTGATGCGAAGTTTTGTACTGACCCGGTAGTTCCACCTACCGGGTCTCCCTTTATGTAGTACCTGTAAAAACATCCAGCTACTACATATGGGTGATTATATTGTGTCCATTTTTCCCGTCAATACCTGTTTTTAATGTAACCCTTTGAATTCAGATCATTTATTTACTTATCAAGCAGTAAGCGCGATCGATTTCGTTTATCAATAACCATTTTTCGATCATTTTTATCGATCGATAAGTTATACTGACACCTCCAGTGGCAACACAGGAGGCAGCAATAAATGCCACATAACGTAAGATGCCGGCATTGCAATAAACTGCTCGCAAGAGCCAGTTTTGACTTCATTGAGGTCAAATGCCCGCGCTGTAAGACACTCAACACTGTTATCTCACCGAGCGCCATCGAGCACCCCACATACACAAGGAATCACACCTGTGGGGAACAACAAAAAACATCAGTCACGCGTTATCACTCCGCCTGAAGTTATCAAATATGATAATCAGATTGTTGGCTATGGTTCGCCTGAATTAAGGGTAGAAACCATACCTTGTTGGCTCGCCCGACTCGTAATTACCGAAAAGCATTACAGCCACCGCTTTGTTAACAACTCATACCTTCATCTTGGCGTGTTCTCACATCGCGATCTTGTTGGTGTGATGCAGTGGGGTTACGCAATGAATCCCGCCAGTGGCTCGACGGTCGTTACCGGAACAGCAAACCGGGAATATATGGAACTTAATCGCCTGTGGTTACATGACTGTATGCCCAGAAACTCAGAGTCCCGGTCGATAAGCTATGCACTTAAACTTATTCGGTTGATTTATCCACAAGTTTTATGGGTTCAGTCATTCGCCGACGAGCGCTGTGGTTGTCTTGGTGTGGTTTATCAGGCGAGCAATTTTGATTACATAGGAAGCCATAAAACAATATTCTACGAACTTGATGGTGAGTGGTATCACGAGATTTGCCGGACAGCCAGAGCTAAAGGTGGCAAACGAGGAGAGTACCTGAGGGCAAATATTGAACGTGCAACAGTGCATAAGTTAAGGCAGTTTCGCTATATCCGTTTTCTGAACAAAAAGGCCAGAAAACGTCTCAATACGAAGCGATTCAGGATTCAGGCCTATCCAAAGCCAGATTTTTATCAGATGCCCTGA